CTCGCCTATCTTCGGATTGGATTCTGAAGGAAAGCCTGCATTCATTGGTATACACACTGCCGGGTACGGCAAGGGTGTTATTGGTGGTTATGCGTGCGGATTCGATGATGGAATGGATGCTTTGATGATGTCCAAATCTTCGGATGCAATAGACCGTGCAACAGGTTTACCTCAGTCTCTTAATATTGAGGCCGCCTCTGGCATAGTTGGAGGAATGACCATTATTGGCAAAATCTCCAGACCACCAATACAGAGGTCCAGAATTGTAACGAGGTTAGCTGATTATGTTGAGATTAGCGGAAAGACGCCTGTTAGCCAGACTAAGACATTTGTAAATGGTGTTGTAGTAGATCCTGTGGAGAAATCCAACGCGAAATACTCCAAGACCAATATCATAGTGGACAGGGCAGTGATATACGCAGCCAAGGTTATTGTTTCGGAGAACATAGCCATGAATACGAAGGTCAAGAAGCCGACATCTTTGATGACAATTGAACAGGCCTTTGAGTCTTTGGACAATCTTCCTATGGTAAACAGGAAGAGTTCGCCAGGACTCAGGGTTAGTAAGGAAATCGGCGTAACCGATAAGAGATCCTTCATGGGGCATGAAGGCAGGGTTGACTTCGAGGCCGAGGATTTTCCTCGTGTTAAGAAGATGATCCAAGCCGACATGGATAAAATATATGCAGGTGAGCCTGTTACGACCATTTATAAAGACTTTGTCAAGGATGAAGTTTTACCTGTAGATAAAGTGGCCGTTGGGAAAGCCAGGAAAGTTTCCGGCAGTTGTATAGTTGGGACTATTGTAACTAGGATTGCTTATGGTCACTTTTGTGATGAGTATACGGATTCTGCTAACATGGGGCACAATGGCTCCAGTATTGGCATTAATCCGTACAGTCATAAGTGGGCTGAGCTTGCCGAGAGTTTAGGAAGCTACATCTTTTCTACTGACTATTCTGGCTTTGATGCTGGTTTAGGAACGCAGTTGTTGGATGCTGCTTTTGACGTTATTGAGAGTCTTAGCCCTACTACCAATTCAAAGATTCTCAAACTCCGCGCTTGGGTTAGGTTGGATACTACAAATTCTGTCCATGCATTTGATGGTAATGTGTTAGAATGGTCCGGATCTAATCCTTCCGGCAATGTTTTGACAACTATAATAAACAACATTTGCCAGACTATTATTTGTCAGCTGACTATGTCTAAGTACATGTTGACATCCTGCAGAGATTTGTTGGGCGTACCTGAGGTATTACCCAAGGAACATTTCATGGATGTGGATGAGGTTTATGACGATCAGTTTGAAACCACAGACTTAGCTGTTGCTAGGAAGGTAAGAACTTTCTACACTCCAAGGACATATGGAGATGATGGTCTTACCGGTGTGGATGCACGGATTGCAAACAGAATCACGACCAAGGATCTTGCTATAGCAGCAGGGTCATACGGTTGGTTGATCACTAATGGTGATAAAACTGATCCGTATATACATCCACAGAG